ACCAACCAGTCCACGATAACGCCTTGGCGGGTGGTTTTTGTCATTCTGAGGGGGTAGTTCCTTCGTAAAACAGGGCCGCACCCACCTTTTTAGGGCTGATGATGCCATTAGTGACCATCGCCTTGACCACGGCCTCCGCCTGCTCCTTGTTCAATCCGTAGTCGGACTCCAGTTCCTTAATCAAGGCTCCACGGCTAGTCATGGGCTTGGTCGAGAAGTGGGCATACTGCTGGCCGACCTCAAGCAAGGCGAACTTAGATCCAGGAGGTGCGACCTCCCATAGCACCTTGCCTTCGGCGTGGCGGAGTTTGATGGATAGGGTAGGCTTGCCGTCTGGCATACGCATCCCAGCCAACTTGCCACGCTTGGTCAGGTTGAAGGAGAAGATAGGGAAGTCCTTGGACTCGCGGCGGACGTTGATGATTGCTCTCGCCCAATTGACGAGTTCAGAACTTCCTAGGCCACTGTATGCCATGTCGCTGATGGTCTGGCCCTCCGTCACCTCCTTTGGCTTAGGCTTACCTTCGTGGTGGGTGAAGACGATGATGCACCCCGTGTCCTTTAGGATAGGCTGGATAAGGTTGCGGAGGAAGTGGGAAGCAACCTCCTGCTTAGACAGGTCGCCGCCGACGTAGGAAAGTAGGGGGTCGCAGAAGATTACGTCGAGTTTCATGCGGACGACGATCTTGCGAACCAAGTCAGCGAAGTCCTTGCCCGTCTTGGTCGTCTCGGTGTAGAAGCGTAGGTTCTCCTTGAGGACTTGCTTATCCGCCGCAGATAGGCTCATAGAGGACGTGACGCCTTGGTAGGACTCAGCCAAGTCGCCAACGTCGCACTCGGCCTGAATGACGCCGACTCGGAGGGGCTTCTTGACGGGGATGCCGAACAGTTCACGGCCCAACGCCCAGGAGCAGGCCGTCTGCATCGTGAAGGAGGACTTGCCGATACCCGACTGTCCCGTGATGAGAAGGCTACCGCCACGGCACAGCCAACGTCCGTGACCAATGACGTGGTTCGGGTCGTGCTGAGTGTCGTAGGTTTCCAGGAAGTCCGTATTGAGTTCATCGGGGAGATCGTGGCCGTCCCTCCAGATAACCCAAGCGTCCCAAGACTCAGCACCGACTTTGAGGGCTACAACCTTCTGCTCCTTGTCCCCACGCATGACCCCACCTAGCCGTGACCAGCGGGAAGGGTTTTTATTCTGGGGGTCAGGTTCGTGGTCGGTAAGAAAGTCATACACCGTATTACGGCGTTCCTCCCACTGTTCTTTCGTCTCGGCATCGACACGCACCCAAGCATGGACGGATTTTCCGCCAGACTCGATTAGTGCGGTTATGGGAAGGTTGGACTGATGGAAGATGGCTACCTGCTCGTCCTTGGCCTTCTTGTCGAACTCAACCAGGACGTGACGGTAGGAAGACACTGACTGGTCAGTTCCAGAGAAGTCGTCAGCCTTGAACGGATTGATACGAAGCCAAGCACCCTGCTCAGATGCTTCGTAGTGCTTCTTGCCCTTGGCATCAGGCCCGAAGAAGCGGGTGATCCATTCGGCTCTCGTCAGGAAGTTACCCTTTGAGGCGGGGAAGTATTTGCCGTCCTCGTTCTGTCCTGCCTCATTCGTGATGCAGACAATCTCATCGTCCTTGAACGCCGCCAGCAACAGGTCTGCTGTGGTAAGGTTGGCGGCAGGGAACGTGGCTTCAAAGACACGCTTCGGGTCGAACATCATCCGACCGTTGGAACCGACGGCACGCTCCTGCTTGCCCAACCATCCCTTCGGACGTTCGTGCGGTTTGACGTAGGCATCATTCAACTTGTGCCTGAGTTCCTTTTCACCCCAAGGCGGCGAGCAGTGAGAGGTGTTCCATTCCTGAAGCAGAGTCCAAGCGTCGTCCCAACCAAGTTCAAAGCCGTGTGCCAGGATGCTGGCGGCTCGGTAGGTTGCAGGGTGTCCACCCTGTCCTGAAACGGCGGGAGGTAGTTTGGCAAGGTAGGCTTTCGCCCCCTTGATGCGGTCTGTTGTTGTCATTGTTGGTGGCGAGTTCTATCGACGATAACTTACCCTGAAGCAAGACTGTTCATTGTTGACCCCAAGGGTGTTGAAATCAACCCAATCCCTAGCCTCGTCGTCCGATATGTTGTAAAGTTCAGACGTTACGGAAATAAGTTTCCAGTAGGAGTATCTGATGTATCCGTCCTTGGTTACGCCTAAGATGGCCTTGTCGTAGGACTTTCTTGGCTCAAGCCTGATAGCGTTCTTGTTATACTTTGGCATGATCTTCAAACTCCTGGATGCGTTTTCCAACCCACCTGATTACGTTTGTAGCCATGCTGTTTCCGATTGCCTTGTATTGAGGGCTGTCTGGACAATCATCGGCTGACTTGCCCCTCCAAGGGATGCGAGTCCAGTTGTCTGGAAAACCCTGAAGTCTTAAAGTTTCGTTTGGAGTAAGACGTCTGACGGTAAGTTCTTCGGAGTCGAAGGCAAGAGGTTCATTATCTCCAGACTTGCTGTTGGCTTTTATGGTAGGGCATACATCACGTTCCTCGACCTTTCCGAGAAGCCTAGTGTCGCAAGTCCTTACTATGCTATGCCGCCTTCTGGTGACTACCGTATTGAAACTGTCAGCCCTAGAATAGTCATTTGAAGTTGTCTGCACAGTGTTGGCTATTTCTGGGTTGGCGGCTGTTCCGAACGGGAAATTGTCTTTCTCAACGCAAGTTCCAGAAGTGGCGGGAGTTTCCTGTTTCTCTTTTCCATCCGCAATAGCCATCCTGCCGATGCTTTCGGACTCAAATAATACTGCTGTGGTAGGTCGCCAGTCTCCAAGATGTGCGACAAGGTAGATCCTCTTGCGGCGTTGAGGCACTGGCCCTTCTCCGTCTTGTGCGTGCATCTCACACCTTCCGACGTATTGAGCGTCCAGGAGCCTGTAACTCCACCCGTACCCGATGTTCCCCAACGCCGCGAGGAAGGTTCCAAAATCCCTTCCTCCGTTGGCGGACAGAACTCCAAACACGTTTTCCCAGATAATCCATCTGGGTTTAATTCGTTCAGCAAGTCCGAGAAAGATGAGGGCCAGGTTGCCACGAGGATCATCCATTCCTTTCTTGAGTCCGCTGAGGCTGAAAGACTGGCAAGGTGTTCCGCCGACCAGAACATCAACTGTTCCTGGTTCGATATCCCACTCTCTGTATTTTTCGAGGTCGCCATAGTTTTTAACGTTAGGAAATCTTTGTTTAAGTATCTCGCAAGGGAAAGGCTCAATCTCAGAGAAACCTACGGCTTTCCACCCAAGATCACTCCAAGCAACGGAAGCGGCTTCCATCCCTGAGCATACTGAAAGATATCTCATTTTATGAGTTTGTAGAAGGCTGTCTTTCTGACGATGCCATCTTTCCCAGTCATGTAGTATCGTCTTTCCATTAGTCCTTTCTCGACGGCCATCTTCAGGTAATCCCTAGTCCTGGATATCGACTTGCCCCACTGACCAGACCAGTATCTTGCGTTATGGAAGTCTTGCGGAGCCTTCTGCAAGGACTCCTGCTTAATCTTGTAAAGTTTGTCTAGAAGCCGCTGGGCTTCTGATTTCACGGGAGATGCCATTGGTCGGCGTTATCGTGGATGTGTAGCGTCGGGTAAAGAGAATTGTCATTGTATTCTCCATAGACAAAACCTTGTCCCCAGCCCAGAGTAGAACGCCGTGTGTTAGCGTAATCCATAGCACCACGTCGAGTGATAGTCCCGACGGACATACCGATAGGAGAGTCGATGCGGCGTCCAATCTGTTGCATAGGCTTGTGGGTATGTGCGAAGATAACGTTGCCGTACATTTCAGCCATGTCTCTGGCACTGTTCTCATTGTAGATTGTCCCGTGGGTAAAGGTAAAGTTAGCCAACTTGTAGCACTGCCATACCCCCGTGTAGGGTAGGTAGAGGGCGTTCAACTTCTGGCAGGCTAAGTTAATTGCGTCCAGCGAAGTCTCTGCGGCCATCACTCGGAGTTGATTGCTGGAACGTAGATCACGTCTCAGACGTGCCTCATGGTTTCCTTCCAGGACGATGTTGCATCCAAGTTTAGTGATGAAATCAATACCCCCGTCTAGGTCTGGACGGATAGCATCGCCCTCCCCGTTTGCCGATCCCATGTGGGCGGACATATCCGTAAAGTCGCCAAGATGGATAACTGTGTGAGGCTTGTATGCCTTCTTAAACGCAAGGACGGCCTCCACCGCCTTAGGGTCTGCGTAGATGCCATGGGAGCAACCTACGGCCATAAACCTCCTAAGACCAGTGCCTTGCGTAATGCGTTTCATTTAATCTTGGCCTTGAGTCGTGAAGCCTTGAACTTCCGATACCGTTTCTGGTATGCCTTTTGGTAGTTCCTCTTGTGAACAATCTTGGTAAGAGCGTGAATATCCAAGGCCGCCTTGTAGGACAGCATGACGAAGCAGTGATTACCCCTTTTCGCCGCACCTATCGCTAGACCTAGTGCGGCTAGGCCGTTTACTTTTCTTTCGTTTAGGTCTTCCGACCTCTTTTGTGGCTGGTTTGTATCCATTGTTGGTTGCTGTAAATTGTTCGACGTTGATGAGTTCTAGGGCTTTGTTCAATGAAATACCAAGCGACTTGGCACGTTCTTCCAGGTCTGGAAGATTGTCCTGGGTGAGTTTCTTTACCCTGTTTATCTTCATGTCAAAGGCAGGACATGAGGATTTCCTTGCAAAGTCTGTCTGGTATCTTGCTCCTATGGTATGCGTCGGTAAGACCCTGAGTCCCAGTCTTAGACCCCCTAGGTGCGGCCTCATGGCATGGATCTCCATTCCTGCAAGAAGGAAGGGGGTTCCAATTCATGTTGTTAGTCCAAATGTCGGTAGGCTTCATTCTGGTATCACCGTATTGGCAATAAGTCACCGTATGCCTCATCATGTGTTGCATGAAGTCCATTTTGCGAAGAACCCCCCTAGGGTTCTCTATGAAGAAGAAATTGGGTTCAAAGTACCTGATAATATCCAGTGTCTTGTGTGCTATCAGTAGTCCTTTCCTGGCCTCATCTGTCTTAGGAATGTAAGCCTTATTGCCACCCTGCCAATGATGGCCTATGCTTGCCACACTGAAAGTCGTGCAAGGCGGTGATGCCCAGATAATGTCTGGATGGAAAGGGACTTTGCTAAAATCAAAGTTCAAGATATTTACCACATAATCAATGTCTGGAAAGTCATTGATATCGGTGGAGAATACGTCCATACCAAGTTTCTCGGCTTGCTTTCCGATAGACCTGGATCCTGCAAACAATTCAAGGACTTTCATTTAACGTGCCAGTCTCTTGCTTCTGACCACTCCTGGAACGCTTCGGCCATAGGCTCTCGGTGGCGGTAGCAATACCAAGCCTCGTCGCCTGCTTCACGCAGGGCATCAAACTGCCGCTTGGCTTGTTTTAGTTTATCCGTGAGTTCACGGACTTCATTACCAAGTCGAAGCACGTTCTTATTAAGGCTATCGAAGTGGGCGTATTTGATTGTGATCTCCATCAGTTCGTTTGGATTTTCCATTTGTTGATTGAGAATAGGTATTGCCAGCGTTGTTTGTCTGCGGCGGTCGTGCGTTCTACTTTTGCCTTTTCGTATGGCGTGAGTCCAGCCTTTTTGAAAGGTTTGTTTTTACCGCACTTGCCACGCTTGGTCACTGCTTGCCCTCCTTACGCATCATTGCAATTATTTCGTTGAGGATGTGGTTGCTCTCTTGTGCGTCTGCAAGTTCAGCACGAAGGGCTTTGACCTCGGCCTTGAGGCGGGCGTTCTCTTCCTGAAGGTCACCAATGTGGTTTATGTCGTGCAGAGAGTCCATCGCCATACGCTTCACTTTGGCCTCAAGTGTGGCGTTCTCGGCCTTGAGTTGTTCGTAGTAATAGTGGTTAATCAGCGGCCCTTTAGGGTCAGTCCTTACAACGCCGTCACCAGCGGGGGAGTATCTCGTAGGGTCGCTCACGACTGACCTCCCTTGTCGAGTTCTTCGTC